CAAATGGATAAACATCCATTATGTTTGTTTGTGTTGACAATGTTGATTTAATATAATTTGATATGTTTGTTAATGATTGAATATTTTTATTCGTGGTTGGTTTTGATTTAATAAACGAACTATTTAAAATTGCGTAATCATTTTCCGTAATTGCTCTTAAATACTCAGAAGTAAATTCACCTCTAGTAAATTGTTGCCAACTAAGCCCAGTTCCGTCATTTGAAATACTTTTAAGAGCTAACGGGAAACCTTGTGGTGTAAAAGCAAAGTTTTTTAATATTTTTGTTAAACTTGGACTTGTAGAAGCAAGTGCTGTTCTTATGTTGGAAACCTCTAAATCGGATAATGTATTATATACTGATAATTGTTTTGCTCCTGATGTAGACAATCTATCCCAATATGATGCCAATAAGACTCTCTCATAAATTTCATAAATAAATTTAACACTATCATAATCACTATACGGTATGTTTGTTGTGGGGAATTCAATACCGTTTACAGTAATTCTACTTATAACATTGGCTTCGTTATTACTACCATTTGGGCCCATATTAATACTAGCTCTTTGAGCTAATCCTTTCATATATTCTTCAACAAATTGAACTTCAGGCCAAACCTTATAATCATTCGCTCTTGTTTTTGATATTTCTGACGGGTCACCTGGGTATCTTAATTCAAACCTTTCACCATCAGGATTGTTTGTTTCAACAAAATATTGTGGCCAAGGATATACTGGAATATCTTTTAAAGCGTTTTGGTCCGTTTGTTGTACTAAATCTTTACTATCAGTACTAACGGAAGATTTTGTATTATCAAACACCGCATTTTTTCTAATTGGGTTTAACCTCTGACTCCAAGCTTGACTATGTACATCATCCATTAATCTATAAAACGCTTCAACGGACGCAAATATCATTGCCATGATATTTCTCATTGTTGGTTTAAATCCTAAACCATCATTACCTTCAATTTTTTTAGATAAAAACTCATTTAACGCAAGAACAATTTTTTCTTTTTGTTGGGACAAATCTTCAAATGTTTTATCTAAGATGTCTGAAAAGTTACCAGGTCCGTCAAATACAAAATTATAGGTTGGTGGAATAAAACTATTTCCAGTATCATTAGAAAATGTTCTAAAGAATATTGATTCCGATGCTGTTAAACCTGAAATTTCAGCTGTACTAAGTGCTTCTCTTTTATATCTAATTTTAAATGTTTCCGCCCAGTTAATATCATTTTCACTTATACTTTTTCTAACAGAGTCCGAACCAACTAAATTAGAACTATCGTTAGTCACATCACCCATGACTTTATTAGAACCAACTAATCCAACTACTTCTCTAACAGAAAAACCTGTTTGGAGAGATGTTTGTAGTGCAGATGGTATTATTGTTGGTTGTATAGTTAAATTGTTAATTTTAGTAACTTTTGATGTTTGTTTTTTACCATCAATTGTAAATGTTCCCGGGTCACTTAATGTTTTATTTTTAGCCAAATCAACTTTATATCCATCAACTAATTGTTTTAGTTGTGAATACGCATTAACTTGTAATTGTAAATTAGCTCTAGTGTTATTATTGTAAATGTAAGTAAGTACACCATTTTTACCACCAACAACACTAGGGTCTAACACAAAAATTTTTTCTTGGTCAAGATATTTCTTAGACCAACTAGTATCATCAGTTGATAACACACTATCTCTTAAACTTGTTAATAATTTAAAATATGTATCACAATCAGAAAGTGGTGTAAAATCCGTTTGTCCAAAACTTTGTTGTAAATTTTTTTCTAACGCCTCTAATCTAGCTTTTAATTCGGGAAATGAAAGTTCTGGAAGATTTGGTGAAATTAAACCTAATGCTTTATATCTTTTGTAAACATCTCTAATGGTTTGACCACCTTTTGTTACCCTTACTGAAGATGTTGTAACATCAGGGTTTCCATTAGATGTTTGAGCCGCGTTTACACCAGGAGAATTTGGTGCGGTATTGTTAATTCTATAATCCGTTGTATACATAAACGGTACGGCAAACAAAGCACCAACTTGTGTTTCCGCTAAAATTGTATATTTGTAAGAATAAAATTTTAAACTAATTCTATAGTTTCCAGTATTACCTTCAAACGCCGCAGAAAAATTAGTTAAAATAAGTTGATATCTAATTGCTTTACCATAATACCCTTTTAATGTTAAATAAAATGTTGGATACGGTAAGTTAAAGAAGCAGGCATATTCTGAGTTTTCACCTTTTTCAAATAATGCTCTTCCTTGAACATCAATTAACACAACTTCAACTGTTGGTGTTAAACTTCTTGTGTTTTTAATTCTTATACTTTCAATACCTAATAAACCAGTATCTTCACTGTTAATTGTGTTTTGTTTAATATAAAAATCGTCACTTTTGTTTTGTTGTTGTACATTGGTTTTACTTGGTTGGTTTGTACCTTTACCATCAACAGTGTTTAAACCAGTAATTTCATTTAGATAATTGTTATTCAGTGTTGTTTTTCCACCAGGTCTTAAAAAGTTAATTGATGCGATTGGTGTTGTTTGTACTGCATCTGTAAGAGCGGAACCAACGGCTAATTTTGTTCTTGGTAACATTTTTGCTTCCAAGTTGGCATACATAACAAGGTCTTCATGATGTATTGGTCTATCCATTGGTTGACCAAGACTATTCTCAACCTTATTTGGGTCAATTAAAAATATATTATCATAATCGGATTCAATGTAGATATTGTCCGTTGTACCAAAATTATCTGCCATAATAGAAGAAATAGTTGTCTAAACCATTTTTATAGTCTTGTAATGAAGATATGAGTGGATATGGAATTGTCAATATAGCATTATTTGGAATATTCCATTCTAATCCACCATATTCAGGATTGCCTTGTAATATTAACCAACCAAAAAAAGGTGTTCCATAATATTGTTGGGATACTTTGTCTAACCTACTAAATCCAGTTCTGTAGATATATCTTTGGTCAGATGATTTTGACTGTAGTGGAATAAATGGAACCACAGTTTGTTCACCATTAATTGAAAATTGTTGATATCGGTTGTAATAAGCATCCATTAATTAAATTTTTTCTTGAAGTTATATGGGTTTATGCTTGAACTATCGTTTTTATTTGCGTAAAGATTTTGTAATTGTTTTTTAAGGTCTTCAGATGCTGCGCTATCTTCACTAAAATCAACAACTCTTTTTTGTGTTGTACCAAATGGTGGTGTATAATCAACATAATTTTTACCAGTGGTGTTTGTTTGGAATGTTGTCATTAAAGCAAGACCTGTTTGATTTAATTTTGGCCATTGTACATATAATGAATTTGGACCTGAAAAATAATATGATTCAACTGCGAATTTGGTATAAACGTCTAACCCTTCTTGTAGTGCGTTTAAGAAATTATCTTTTGCTGATTCAATTGTTATGGCTCTTGACATTAATAAATATTCTCTTGTTTTTTCTGGTGTTGATAAAAATTCATATCCTGTTGGTGGTGTAAAAACGCCAGGTTCATTTGGTTTATAGGAACTAGTTACATATAATTGTGCTGCGGTTAAATCAGTTAAAAATTGATTGTTATTAGTTGCTATAGAAGTATAATCATTTCTAAGGGATGTTAAAGTATCTATTGGAGTTCCATTAACAGTTTCTGTTTGACCCGTTGTTATATAAATAATTGCAATATTTTTATCATTTAATTTACCGTCATGTCCTGTTGTAGTTCCACTAGCAACAAAATTCATTCTATCAACATTATAAACATAATCTTGTTGTAGTTCTGTTAAAGTATTTACATCAGAGGTAATTGTATTTAAAAAACTACTTCTGTAAGTTTTAACAAAATTTGAATAGTTTTTCTTGAACAATCTTTTTTGAGCCGTTGTAATTACAGATTTTGTAAATTCACCTGATGTGAATATTGGTAAGTTATCATCGTCAACATCTTTTAACAATGCTTTAAATGCTTCGTCAACATATTTTTGAGTATTAATTGGTTTACCATAAATTAAAGTAGTTGTTGATGTTGCGGAATTAAATGAACCCGTGTTATATCCTTGATTATCACCACCATAATTTAATATTGCCAACATACCATAATTATAGTTTAATAAAGCACTATTCATGGTATTCATAACACCATTATAATACGCTTTAGTTTTATCAACAAATTTGTTGGTAAATGTTGCATATTCAATAGTTCCTGTTTGTCCACTATCCGTTAAACCCGTAAATGTTGAAACACCAATAGTATTTCCACCATCATTTGTTTTATCATTTTGAATGTTGGCGACACCAACAGTTGGTGGATTTTGAGTTAACGCTTGGATAATTTGTTTATCAAGTTTACTTGTATCTTCAGTTGCTTCGGCTCTTTCATCATACATCTCAGTATTAGCATAATAGTTGAATGATAATGCGTTTTGTAATGTATCAATTGGTGCCGCCAATCCTGAACCTCCAACAAAATTAAAACTTAAATTGACATCAACAATCATAGGTTGGAAACCAATACCTTCAGGGTTCATATCAAATGTTTTATCATATGTAAAACTTAAAGATGTTGGAACAATTTTAGTGTTATAAAAATCTCCAATACGTAATACCATGATTGGTGGTGCTCCAAACGATGTGTTTAACGCATCATTATAAAGTTTTTCACCATTGGTACCAATTGTTGGGATTGTTTCACCAGGTCTCATACATTGTTGTAGGAAAGTTAAACGTGAGTTAAGTCCCTCAGGCGTTGTTGAGTGAAATGCTGGTTGGAAATATTTAATTTTTTCTTTAATTGAATCATAAATAAATGGATTTTCAGCCTTTAAAACTTCAAAATAATCACACTCATTTAACAAATATCTTAATAATTTTTTGGAAGCTCCTTTATATAAATCTTTTTGTGGTTGTTGATTTACAACAGTATTAGTTTGACCTGGTTTTTGTCCTGTGTTTGGTTTTCCAGCGGCGTTGTTTGCTGCACTATTTTCAGCGGCTGTTGAGCTTGGTTCTGAGTTCTTTTCAATTGGTTTAATTTCAACATTTTTTAATAATACTGCTCTACAAGCCATTGCTCTTGTTGTATACTTTTCATTATTAAGAGCTTCGTCTTTACAATCGTAAGTACTGTAACTTTGTTTACCTCTTGGGGTTACACTTGCAACTTCACCTTTTGCAATAGTATTGAATACTAATGTTGAACCAATAAATTGACCTAACGAATTATTATTCGCACCAAAACTATAAGTTTTAAAGAATTCAACTACAGATTCACCTCTTCTAACAGACAACTTATCGTTATAATCAATAGATGACGATGGTGATGCACTTGCCTCCAAAGTAACTAAAATACTAGAAGCTTGTTTTTGACTCAAAATATTATACATTTTTTGAGCCATTTCTTTTAATCTTGTATAGTTTTCTTCAATAACACCATCAAAAAATTGGGTTGTAACCTGTTTGTCTTTTGAGTTGTTATTATATACTTGTTTATTAGACGCTGATGTATAGTTAGCGTATGTTGTTTGAAAAGCCACTGATGTTGGGCTTGGTATATCATTATCAAAATAAAACCCAAAACCATTATATTCGTTTAATGTTGGGTTTCCTGTAGCATCATCTGTTGTTCCCCCATCCTGTAATGAGTTTGTGGCTACGGAATTGGTTGCTTTTGAAGCATCAACAATATCTGTATTTGTTGCGTTTGGATTAGTAATTATTTCTTGCCAAGCCTGTAAATCAGTTAATGGAACTGTGTTATAAATTTTAGCAAGTTCATATAAATCATATTTTTTACAACCAGCAAAAAACGAATCAACAATAGAATCTACTTTTTGTCTATCACCTTCATTTGCTAACACCTTATTAACAATAAGATTTAGAATTGACGGATGGTCAACAATCATCTTCCATTTCAATGTACCACTACGAGAAGTGTTTTTATAGGTATAAATTGGTTCGGGTCTACCCAAGAAGGTAGTCTCGTTAAATGATGGTCTTGTATCCTCAGTAAATGATAAATCATATGGTGGAAACCACATTACTCTACCACCATTAGGTCCTTTTTCACAAGCGGGTAAATCATCAACTCTATATCCCGCTCTATATCCTGTTCTCCAAGCCAAGTTTTCAATTGAGAACATGTATTTTTTAACTTTACCATTAACAACACTATCTCCACCTTTTTCAGGTGCGATATTAATGTTGAAAGTAGAGTCCATTACGGAGTATGAAAACTTACGAATATTTCCGTCTTTCTTTTGTAAGTTGTTAAAAGTATAATATGGTGTGTCTTTAGTAAAAACACGACAATATTCAATACCCACATTGGCTTGTCCATCAGAATATCTAACAATCTGAGAACCTTTTGTAATTTCTTTATAACCATCAAAGAAAACTTTTGATGTTTGACTAATTGCGTTACCTACGTGTCCAAATCTGGCTCCTGAATTTGGTTGTGAATCAATTAATCTTTGAGTATCATCTAAAATTGAACCTGGTTTGAATTCATAGTTTACTGATTCAGTTGCTGTAAATTGATTTGATATTGATGGATATGCCGGGTCTTCTGTTCCGTAATCTCCACCAGGTTTTTGATACCTACCTGCGTTTGGTGCCCATTTTTGACTCACCCAACTAAAACCACCAACAATACTGCCGTCATCAACAAATGGTTTACCAGCCAAACCAAATTTAAAGTCTTTGTCAACACCTTCATATTCTTTCCCTAAAACATCAGGACCATAAACAGGTGCCAATACTTGAGCCCCAAATGGGTCAATAGGTACTTGACCTGGAGGAGATGTTAAATATCCGGGTTCCCTTTCAGGACTACCCACATAATAAGTTCCTTGACTGGCGTTGTTAGCAATTGCACCTGTAATTGCGTTTCCAAGTGCCGATAAAATTCCTGTTCCACCTGTATTGTATTGTGGACGGAATCTGTTCATATCTAAGTTCTGAGTCAATTGAGCTCTTTGACCTGAACCTGTATAATCTAAAAATACTTGAGATGGTGATGTTGGTCTTGAACCAAATAAACCAAATAATCCACCTCGTTTTCCATTACCAGCCGCCTTAACCGCCGATTGGGTTGAGTTGATATCACGAGCTTCGTAATAACTTCCCGGTATTGGTGAAAATGGTAATGTAAAACCAGCAATACGTTGGACAATATCTTGACCTTGTGATAAAATATTTCCACCACCTGATGTAATTTTCCAATCTCTATAAATTAAAGGTTTTTTTCCTGCTAAGATTAAAGATAAATTAACGGGGTCTTGAACACCATTTAATATATTTACTCTACCTAGTGTCTCAGTTCTAACATTTTGGTCTACTCTATATTGAAAAGATTGCTTTGCTCCTTTAATACCTAATCTAGCCAATTCTGAATCATCACTAGCGGGGCCATTATCACCAACGGGGTCGGCTTGTAATAAAACTGAAAATGGTGAATATGATGATGGTCTAAAACTTGGTGGGTCCCAATAAGTGGCGTTTTTCTGTACTTTAATAACATCACCCATGTCATAATAGGTGTATTGGTTTCCTGGCGAATAAACATTTTTAATGTATTGTCTTTTTTGGAACGATACTGAGTATAATTGTAATGCTTCGGTATATGGTGGTGTTTGAGTATAAGGACCTTGGTTTGATAATGTTTGTTGTGTATTAATTAAACCATCAATATTTTTATTATACCCACCTAAAGGACCAAACGTATTGTTTGTATATAATTTGTCGGCATATGGGTCAGCATCAATTAATGCATCAGGAGAATCAATAACCGAATAATCACTTCTAATATATTCATCAACACCCGATACACCTACAGGAGTATACACACCAGGTTTCGCATAAGGTTTTAAATTCCTTACCAATAATGAATTTCTTACGAATTGTGTTTCAATAAAGGTTAATTTACTTGGCATGTTGTTGTATCATCTATAAATAGACGCGCCTTTATTTTTTTATTTAATTTATCCGGTGTTGTTTGGAACAGAACTATATGGACCCTTGACACTACCATCACTAATCATTTTATTAATTTGTTTAATAAATGTTTCGTTTTTAAATAAATCATACACTTGGGTGTCAGTTAAATTACTAGTATTTCCATTTGGTGTTGTAACTTTAATTTCAATCGCACCTTTATAATTAATATCTTCAACTTTTATTGTTTGATTATTTGATGATTGTGATTGGTTTGCGTCCGCTTTATTTGTCATTGTTCCTGATGCGGTGGCTTTTGCTGCCAATTTTTTAAGTCCCGTAACCGCCAAATCTGCTGCTTCAGCAATTTTATTTCCTGAACTAACATATGGTTGAATAGCGGCTTTAAAATCAATACTTGTGATTGATTGTTTTATGTTAGAAAAACTTTGTTGTACATCCGCACCAGCATTTTTAAAAACTTCAGCAATTTTCGCAGGACCTCCTTCCCCTTTTAATAAATCAAGAATACTTTTACCCGTCTCATCATAAAATTTATCAATAGATGCTATAGCCCCTCTTTGGTTTCCAATTGTTTTATCGGTTGCCGCCATTCCAACTTGTGTAACACCACGACCAAATTCTCTCAGTTCTCTTGGAGCTTTTGAACCCGCTATTGGTGCTGCGACACTATCAACTAACCTATTTATAGCTGCAAGTTGTAACTTTTCAGTATCTAATTGAGCCTTTGCAATTTCTTCAACAGTAACGGTTTCTTGTGATTTTTTTATTTCATCAAGGTCCGCAGGATTAATTTCAGAAACCAATTTATCCATTCCCCCAACTTTAACTGTAAATCCACCCTTGTCTTTGTTATATTCGGCTACATTAGCAATAAATTGTTTGGATTCTTCATCCATTGAGTTTGTTTTGAATTCGCCTCTAATTTTGTTCAACTTTTGTTGACCTACAGACATCTTAACTAATTCTTCATACGCAATACCAGTTTGCTTTGCAATCTCCCTTAAATCACGTTTTGCATTTGGAAAAACTTCAAATTGTTTTGTTTTTTCGTTAAAAAATGTAAATTTTTCGGTCATCTTAACAACTTGATTCTGTAGTTCTCCCGCATCTTCAGATGCTAAATACATTAATCTAAATGGGTCCGCTAAATCACCAGCAGCAACACCTAACCTTTGGAAGGTTGATACCATATCAACAGCACCTTCAGGGTCAAATACACTCGCCGCAAAATCAAAAATTTGATTCATATTGATACGTAATCCTGCCGCTTGTGCCGACATTTTAGCCAAACCAGCAACACCGTTTTCAAAACCAAATTTGTTTATATTACTTAAATTGTCTTGGACAAGTTTAAATACTGCACTTGTGTTAACACCAACTTTTCTTGCGGTATCAACAGTTAGTTGAATGTTTTCTTTGATTTTTCCTGTTTGAACTCCAGCGTCTTTGAAATCAGCAACCATCTTACCAATTTCATTTGAGTCTATTCCAACTGCCTGTCCCGCAGCATATAAATCACCTACAGTTTCTCCAAGAGTTATTACATTTGTATTTAAACTATCGGCAATTCCTCTTTGAATATTCTGTACATCTGTTAACCTTCCACCTAAACCTATAACCAATGGTGTCGCAACCGCTAATTCAACAGCTAAACCTTTAATGGCCATTTGGGTTTGACCAAAAGTTTTAGAAATGTCTGCCGACATTATATCAAATTCTCTTACTAAAAATTTGGTTCTATCTGCTAATTTAGAATAACCCTCATCAATTTTTTTTGTAAAATCACTGATAACATCTTGAGCCGCCTGTGAAGACGCTGTACTATTATTTGGGGGATTACCTGGTGGTGGAGATGCTTGCATATTCTAATAAATAGAATAAAACTTATTTTTGATAAGATTCTATTAATTTGTCCACCATATACCTACGAGCATATGTTGGCATTTTTTGAAAATCTGTCCAAGACATATGTAAATCTCGGCTCAGAATAAAAAATTCGTCTAATTGAAATTTCCTATATTCAGAAGAAAACCCGAAAAAACTCCACCCCAAAGGCGATTTCAACATCTACCTTGTTTCCTGACGGGGCTATAACTGTTTTAGTTAAATCTAATCTTGGTTCATTTTCATCAATAAATTTTCTAATGAATTTTGAATCCATAATTGGTAATCCTTCAACAAACTTAATAATAGTTGACTGTGTTGTGTCACCATTAACAGATACAATTTGTTTTTGAAGTTTCATTGTAACTCTTGGAGCGACTCTTCCAGCGGGATATGAATCAGCCACCTTACTAATTTCTTGAATTTCTTTATATAGAAGTGGTTTTAATTTAACGGTTGCTTGTGACTTTGGTAAAACAACATCAAAAGTACCATCTTCGTTGGGGTCTGTAGATGGTTTTCTAAAATCTAATTCGTCCAACAATATATCGGCAGAAAATCTTTTTCCAGTCTCAGGGTCGTTAATACTGATTTTATATTCAGGTCCAAAAGAAGTATTTCTTAAAAATATTAAAATTGCTTCAATATCTCCATTTAACATTTCATCAGGTTTTAAATCTGGTTCGTACAATTTTGAACGAACTAATGTCATAATCATATCATCGGTATTTGAACCCATAATGATATTCTCATCTGCGGCGGTCAAATAACCAACCTTAACAGATTTTTTCTTTGATTTGTAGAATTTACCTTCAGATGGTAATTTTACCACATCGTGTGGTAAATTAAATTCTTGTTGTGCGTATTGTAATAAATTTTCGTCCATAAAAAAACACAGGGAATAGACCCTGTGTTAAATATACCATATTAAATTAATTTATCAATATAAAATAAAATACAAAATTAGTAAACTAAGATACAACGGTCCATTTGTAATGTAACGTCTAATCCTGCTAATTTGTCATCACTATATGATACACCATCCCAAGCGGATTTTGTAATCATACATTGTTCAAGAATCCATTTTTCCACAACAACACCTGTTGGGTCCAACATCTCAAGGTCAACATTCTTTTTATAACCTGCAGCATATCCCATACGACCTGTAACTGATTCAGCGTGTAAACGAACCCACTCCATAAGAGCTTGTGTTGCTGATGGACCAATTGGGTCACGGAATTTAACTGAGATTGGATTCCATTTAAATCTACCAGCTACATATGTAGAAGTGTTCAAAAATTGTATCTCAACAGGGTTAATATCAATACTTGGTCTTCCTGATGATTCTACGAACCATTCATTAATACCTAAAGTTGTGTCAAACCTAAGTATAAATCGGTTCGCTCTTTTTGGTTCGTAAGGAACCGGCATTTTCATTAATAAATCAGCCATGGTATATTTTTTTTTTAGTTTTTTGTTTTAGTTTATTTATTTATAAATACTCGTTGTTTGAAAATTTTTGTGTTTACTTTGATTTTTTAAAAATTATGATTCTTTAGTATCTGGTTTTAGTTCCTCCAGCAGTATAATAAGTCTTTAATACTGGTTCATCTTTAAAACTCTTCTTCATTACTTCTACATTCTTTAAGTCATCATCTGAAAAACCAATACTAGGCACAAATTTATTTTTCACATCATCTTTAACATATAATTTTTTACCCATTTCTTTAGCCTGTCCTTTTACATATGAAATAAATTCTTTCATTGCTTGGACTTTTAATTCCTCGGGGTTGGCGGCTCCTGCGTCTGTACCAAAACTAACAGGATAATATTTGTTCATATCCATATAGTCTTTTATTAATTCCATATCCGATTTGTCCTCCATATTTGAAAGGTCACGGAATTTTCTAAGATTCTTAATTAATAAGTCTTTATTAATACCCATATGGTCAGAAATAATAAGATTATAAATTGCGTCTTTAATTGTCTCGGGGTTGTGTCCACGTGCGGTGATTATTGAAAAAATTGACCCGTTGTTGATTGCCTCCACAAAATCAGACCAAGCGGGACCTGGTTTACCTTTCATGGTATCAATTTTAAATTGTTTATCACCACCCGTTCTAAAATTACGAAAAGGTTCGTCAGAATATCCAACTATTTTACTACCTTTGTAATCAAATGGTTCTACACCAATTTCACTTCTATATTCTGCAAAATCTTCTGTAGACATACCAACTTCATTGTCATTTTCATCTTTAACAATAATTTTTGTTGGCATCATCATGATATTATCATCCCAATCAAAGGCATAATATTTCATGTCAGGCGTACCAACATCATCAAAACCTTCAAGTAATGATGATGTTGGATTTAGTATTTTTTTTCTAATCATTTAAAGATTAAATATTTTCAAATGACGCTCCTGTTGGAGTTATTAAGAATTCAATGTCAATGAATTCCAACGCTTTTGTTGGTTTCAAGTAAATTTTACCCGACATAGTATTTCTGTCTAAATCTTCAGGTGAATTACTTACAGTAACACGGAAATCATATAAACCTCTGTCTCTTCTAATAGCGTCCAAGATAGGGTTAACTGAATCCAAGAAGTCTTGTCTTACCTTAGCGTCGTTTTGTTCAAACAATAATCTTACCGCCACCGCTGAAATTAACTTACGAGCTTGTAATAACAATCTTCTTACGTTAATTCTGTTAAGTGCTGTGTCAGCAATTTGTAATGTTTTATTACCCCAAATTACAGTTCCAACATCTGAGAAAGTTGCGATAGGGTTAATTCTACCTTGGTACAAAGTATCTCTATCTTCTTGTGTAAGCTTCTTACGTGCTTTAACAGCATTTACCAAACCTCTTGTGTAACCCGCAGTTGCGAACCATGGGAACGAAATGTTATCAGTCAACGCTAAGTTTCTACAAACTTCATTTGTTGGTGGTATGTAAATTTGTGTGTTATTTACAGTATCTCTTACCAAAATCCATGGGTAATAAGTTGCTGTGTAGTTAGAATCAATTCCTGTATTATCTAAGTTATTAACCGCTTCTGTTGGGTAGATGAAATCAGCTATATTTGTTACTGGTACAAACATTGCTGTATCAGGTGTTGTACAAATGTAGATTGAATCCGCTCTATCAAATGTTACCATAGAAATTGAATCCTCAACCAAGTTTGAGTTATTAACATAATCAATACCAGGTGTTGCAAATACATTTATGTTAACCGCTTCAGGGTTTGCGAAAGTATTAATACCTAACAAGTATGCGTAGTAGTCAGTATTTGAATAATCTGTAAAGTTACTAATAGCAATTGGTTTGAAAGCTCCCCAACCAGTTGCGTTAGGGTATCTTGTAGTTGGACAAGCTCCCGCTTGGTATCCACTACCACCTAATATAAATCTATCTGTATTTGTTCTACTTTCACTATAAATATCCCAACCATCAAATCCACCTTGTAATAATAATGTGAATTTTCTTGCTTGGATTTGGAAGTATGGATTTGCGGGTGTTTCAGGGTCAGATTGGAATGAAGCAACCCCACAATCAAACGCTGGTGTTCCTGAAGTAGTACCATAAGCAATATTTACAACTGTTGCTCCCGAATCCATGTGGAATCCTTTAGTTACAGTATCCCAAGGTAAAGCATCACCTTCAACACATAAATCAAGAGGTTTTTGTTTACCTTTATATTCAAAGAATAATGGGTCATAACCAATTTGAGATGAAATACCCAAATAAGTACTTCTTACTTTATCACCGCCAGATACCGCTTTGTTATCAAAACCTGTATATGAGAATGGTGGGTTTGTAACAATACCAAATGGTGGGTTGTAAATTACTTCACCTGGGAAGTTGTATGCCACTTTATAAACTGGGAATGGAGAAGTTGCTGAACCGTATGTTCTAATAACATATCCTTCAAAACCACAAGGTACACTTTCAGGATTTGCTTCAGTGTTCATCTCCAACATTATGTACTTAGAATTCAATGAGTATTCTCCATCACTAGTACCAATTTTAACACCAACATAGTTATTGTTTGTTGGGTCCATAGTACAATTTGTGTATTTTTCTATAACAACAGGATTAGCATCTGTATCAAAGAAATCACGAACCGCAATGTCAAAACTTAAGTTGTTAAATGAAATATTTTGGATTGAAATTTTAATTTGAGTGTTTGCGCTATTACCATCAGCAATTGAATAAAACTTAAACAATCTTTCAACTGTAGAACCATTAAGTTCAGATACAACCCACGGTGATTCAGGTGATTGGTATTGTTCCAAGTAGTTAGCAATTGTACCTGTAGTTACAGGGTTTCTTAAACCTGGTAAACTAATTAACGATGAGTTAATACCTCTGATGTAACCTTTGTTATAACCATAAGTCAACATTGTTTGGAATTGTTCTTCAACAAACAATGGTGTTTCAACTCTATTTTTACCGAAGTTAGAAATACCAAATACTTTTGTAATATAATTTGTGTCGTTACTATTCATAGACGCAACAAACGAGAACGAATCTGGTGTTTCAGCGTTGTCAGTATAACCTGAAATCGCAAATTGTGCGAATGGGTTTTGAGAAATTCCTGAATAAGAACCTGAATTATCTATAATAACATCAGTTGTTCCTGTAATTTGATATTGTGGACCATGATAGTCTGATGTAAACAACGAAACACCTCTTGAACGTAAAGTTGCAACAACAACATCATTCCAACCTTCATATGCAGTACCTGAGTATGTATAAGTTTTACCTGTGATAGTTCCTGAATAGTTACCAGAACCTAAATCAGTCATTGCGGATACTACGTTAAAGAAAGAATATCCTGTATAAGTATCTCCTGTTGTAATATCAAAGTTTGCGTAATACCAAGTATCATCACTTGGTGATGTAAAGTCAGCATCATAAACAGAAAGTCCAGACACATTATAAACGTTTGTCTGAGCGGTATATCCTGGTAATAACGAATTATAATCAGATGTTGACACGGTTCCAAAAATGTATGCCGATGCTCCTGAAGTAGTTCCTGAGTTATTAATGATTGTTTGAATTTGATTATATAAATCCGTAGTAATTGTTGATACACCACCATTATATTGTGTGTATGTATTTCCTGTTTGGATTATAGATGGGAATGATGAAGTATATGTAATAGCAGTTCCACCTGTTGTTCCCGTAAAGGTAACAGAGTATGTTGTACCTGTTGATACACTAAGACCCACAGTACTTCCGTCAACATTGGCAATTGTTGTGATTGACCAAGATGAACCCGCATCATAACCAGATAAACCCAACACCCTTGTTACAAACAATTGGTTAGATTGTTGAAGGTATGATTTTGCTATATAAGCCAACTCATATTTTGGGATTTGAGTGTTTACAAATTTTTCGGGGATGGTTCCACCGAAATATGATTCAAAATCATTATAATTTGTAATGAAGATTGGTTCGAAAGCCGGACCTGTTAATGTCTCCCCAACAAGACCAAGAGTGGTTACCCCCACACTTTGAGCTACGAAGCTAAGGTCTCTCTCTGATGTGTATACACCAGGAGATACGAATACTTTATTTGATACTGCCATTTTGTTTTAGTTATTCAGTTTTATTTATTTTATAGATAAATATTAACAGATTTAAGAAAAACTTTACTTTACGCCATCTATTTATAATATGGGCAGATTATTTTCTGCCTTTATTCTACCTATGGAAAAGAAAATAAAGAATTTGAAGATATCAATAGAGTCACACGATATTTTAAAGAAATACTGTGAAAAACACGGTATTAAGATGTATAGATTTTTGGAAAATTTGATTAAAGAAAAATGTCAAACTAAAAAAGACATTTATGGTGAATCATGAGTGGGGATTCCCATTTGAGTTTGGTTGTGGTGGAACATCATAATTTACACCAAACAATTTGATTGCGTAATTGAATGTTGATGGTAATGTTGCATCGGGTCTACTTGTAACAACAAGTCTTAAAGTATCGTTGGTATTGACTTGTATTAATGAAACATCACTACCATAAAAATCAAAAGTTAATTGTCCTTGTGGTTTTATATACACATCAAAATCGGTAATATTTATTTTTGTTAGTAAATTAAAATCACCCGTATAATCAACCATTAAATCAGTTTGTGTTGACCCACTTGGTACAGAAACACTTAAATTATATTCATCAATATTTTCGGGGTATTTTTTTCTTTTTGGTCTTGATGTTTGAGCAGATACTTCAAAAGTATTTAACACACGAGAAACCGCAGGGGCAACTTCAAACTCATCTTCATCCAATAAAAATCCTAACATGGTGAATTCATAATTTTGGATGTAGAATCTTCTTCTTTGAACATCAACAACTGATTCATCAGAAATGGTACCCATAATAATTGGAATGTAATGACCGTTGATTTGTCTATAGGCTTGTCTTGACGCAAAAGTTTGAATCACATTTTTGTTAAACTCATTTAACTCCCTCATTCTATTACAAACAATTTTTACATTATAGGTAATATCAACAGGAACGGGTTGTGGAATTTTATAAATGTCCAAACCTTTGATGTTTCCATTCCAAGACGGAACGGCTGCGTAAAAATATTCTTTTCTGTTTGGAATATTATAAATGATTGCGGGATTGCTTCCGTATTTAACTTCAGGTTGACGAACAACCGTAATAAAAGGTAATGTTGGATTACCATTCAAATCTTGAATGTTCCAAGTTTCTGTAAATTGAGCCCAGTTTTGTGTAGTAATAATTAAATCAATCATTGGTATTATACTACCAGCGACCGTTGTTTGCAAATCTTCTTTAACAAAATCTAAAAACCCCCTATCTAACTCGGGATGCATTAATGACTTTGGTAAAAAAGTTCCATCTTTTTTAATATCTTCAAGCAATTGTTCTCTACGAGCCAAAAGAATTTTTTCTGGCTTGAGATTGATGGTTGGAATAATCTCTTTTCGTTTTCTTGGTAATGCCATTATAATCCCATAAATTCGTTTTCACTTGCAGGTGTTGCAGTGTAAGAAAAGTAAAATCCTTTATATCCACCATAAGTGTGTTTATTGTCATAGTCAGGAATACCTGCGTCCATTATTGAATAATACCTAACTTCGGATTCTGTTATCCAATACCCGATATAATCACCCAATTCAATATCAACTTGTAAATCAGCGAGTTCTTGTTTATAAACGGAAAACTTTAACAAACCAGGTTCATTTTGAATAATTTTACTACTACCTAAAAATTGACTTGACGCTTCTTCAATCCTAACATAAGCATTAATTGATACGGGTGCTAAAAATTGTATTCCGTTTTGTTGTACCTCACCGTAAACATCATCATTAACTGTTTTTGTTCTATCAACCTTGTAAAGTACAATGGTAAAATTCATATCCCCACCAAGCCATTCACGACCCATAGAAATATCTAATGAGAAATCTTCCCCACCAAAAAATTTACCTAATCTTGTAATTGGAACGAGTTGTTGTGCCATACTTGATAAATATACATAAATTGATTATCTTTTATTAGATTGGAAAATACTGAAAACACATATAATGTCTCTGTGTTAGAAAGAAGGGCTCTTGATTTGTTAGAGACATATCAGGGTGCCAATAATTACATCATACGTTTAAGACAAAAACAAATTGATAATAAAAAGTTTTACCCAACTCGTGCTCAAGCCGAGTACATTATAAATTATCACGAAACCGCACCAAAGGTTGCGAAGAAATGGGTGGAACTTGATTCTTATTTTGCCCAAAAAATTGCTAATGACAAATTACTTTCATCTGTACCAACAAAAGTATATGTTGAAAAACTTTTGGTTGAAAAAGATACCGCCTATCATATTTGGGGAAAATATTTTGAATCAGAACAAGTCTATGACTTTTGGATTCCAAAGGTTGCGTTGATAAAAGACAATAAAGTTAAGGATGTTGTGATTGATTATGAAAAATATTCTCACCGTCCACCACTTGAACACCAAAAAGAGGCTATTAAATCTTTGGTTGAGAATAAAAAGTTTATTCTTGCTGATGATATGGGTTTGGGTAAAACAACATCAACTATTATTGCCGCTTTGGAAACAGGGGCAAAAAAGATTTTGATTATTTGTCCGGCATCTTTGAAGATTAATTGGCAACGTGAGATTGAAAATTATTCAGACAAACCAACGTCAATCATTGAAGGTAAAAAATGGGAAGATGGTACTTTTGTTATCATCAATTATGACATCATTAAAAATTTCCACGATGAAAAAAAGAAAGATGATTCTGTTTTATTGAAAACAAAGTTTGATTTGGTGATTATTGATGAAGCACACTACATTCAAAACAAACAAGCTCAAAGAACCAAGTTAATCAATGACTTTGTATCCAATGTTGAAAGACTTTGGTTGTTAACAGGTACACCAATTACTTCAAGACCAATTAATTACTTCAATTTATTGAACTTAATTGAGTGTCCTGTAGCTAAAAATTGGATGGCTTATGTTAAAAGGTATTGTAATGGTTTTCAATTCCAAGCAGGAAGAAGAAAAATTTGGAATGTTAGTGGAGCATCCAACTTGGAAGAGTTAAGAGACCGAACCGCACCCTTGGTGTTAAGAAGATTAAAGGAAAATGTTTTAGATTTACCCGATAAAATCATTACACCAGTTTATTTAAGATTAAAATCAAAAGAATATGAAGCCTTAATGGGTGAGTATTATGATTGGTACGATAAAAATGGTGATTCTGATTCATTAACACTTCAGTTTACCAAACTTACAAAAGTAAGACAGGTGATTGCCGAAGAAAAAGTTCCATCAACAATTGAAATTTGTGAAAACATTGTTGAACAAGGTAAGAAAGTAATTGTTTTTACTAACTTTACCAAAACATTGGAGATGATATTAGAACATTTTGGAAAAAGTGCTGTTAGACTTGATGGACAAATGTCCCAAAAAGAAAGACAATTGTCCGTTGACCGTTTTCAAAACGATGAGAGTGTTATGGTATTTGTTGGGAACATAAAAGCCGCTGGTGTTGGTATTACATTGACAGCGGGTGAGGCGGTTGTAATGAACGATTTGTCCTTTTTACCATCAGACCACTCTCAAGCAGAGGATAGAAGTTACCGTTATGGACAAAAAAATAATGTATTAGTTTATTATCCAATTTTTGACAACACGGTAGAAGGAATCATCTATGACATACTCAAAAAGAAGAAAGACATCTTTGAAACCGTGATGGGTGATAAGGTAGACAATGGCGATTATGTTCAAGAAATACTAGAACTTATAAATAATTGGAGGCGATAATCAAACTTCGGCTTATTTATAATTAATAAACATTAATAAAAGCCGACCTTATGAAGAATCTTAAAAATAGGATTGAAGTAATTGAAGAAGATTTACAAAAAAAAGAAGTTAAAAGACAACAAGAACAAAAAGTACAAAAAGTTGTCGCAGAAGCCAAAAACATTAAGATAGAAAAATTACCCTATTCTTATGCCGCACTAAAACAATTTATTGACCCCGAAACCATGAGTGTTCATTATAACAAACACTACAAAGGTTATGTTGATAAATTAAACGGAGCATTAAAAGATGATGAGGATTTAACCTTAGAAGAAATTGTTAAAACAATAGACAGTTTCAACAAATTCATTAGAAACAATGCGGGTGGTGCCTACAACCACCAATTGTTTTGGAAAATGTTAACACCAAAAACAACAAAACCGGGTCCAATCACACTTAAAAAAATTAATCAGAGTTTTTCATCATTTGCCGACTTTAAAAAGAAATTTGAAGGTCAATCAAAAGATAGGTTTGGTTCAGGATGGTGTTGGTTAGTTCTTACAAAACGAGGAACCTTAAAAATTATGACAACCGCGAATCAAGACAATCCACTTATGGATGTTGTTGACCAAGGTGGTTATCCAATTTTAGGTTTGGATTTATGGGAACACGCATATTATCTAAAATATAGAAATAGGAAAGACGAATACGTAAAAAACTTTTGGAGAGTTGTTAATTGGGACTACGTAGAGTCAGAACTTTCAAGAAAGTTAGATAAAACAGTAAAAGAATCTACAACCGCTAAAGAATTTTTGACCGAAGCGGTTAAAAGTGAACCCTGTTCAACCCAAGATAAGATGGCATCAAAGTTATTGTTTAATACAAACAGAGATGTTCTTAATCTATACAAGAATGCCATCATGCAAATTTTAAAAGATACATTTGCTGATAGATACTACAACAAAGATGAATACGAAAAAGGACAAATGTCGGGTGTTTATAATTTGGAAGGTAAAGGAAGGTCAGTTATAAATTATTTAAACACAAACTACAGTGCATTTTGTGTATTGAAAAAAGATATAAACAAATATCTTACAAAAGTAGGTGAGGAACCTATTATTTTTTCAGATAAAACACCAAAAGAACAAGTTATTGAAATGGCAAGAATGTTGAAGGTTTTAAACAAAGTTAAGTTTAGAGTATTCTCATTGGAGTCTGAAACATTAAAGACAGTTATGAGTGTAATGGGTGTAACATCAGACAAAGGTAATAAAACTGAAGACGCTGTTGTTGAAAAACTAAAAAAACAATTTGGTGATGAAAATGTAACTCGTATTGGTGAACTTGGAAACAAAGAAGATATGATGACGGGTGTTGATGTTAAGATTATGGTTGATGGTGTTGAAAAAACCGCACAGGTAAAACCATTCAGTCACATAACAAGAAATGATGACATGTATAAAGTTGACGGAACCGCAAATGTTAAAAAATATCAAACAAATTGGATGATTTTTATGAAACGTTTGGATGATATGGTAATCTTTGATAATTCAAATACAAAAATCATTGACGGAGTTTATTATTTCCTAATTGATGCCAAGTTGTATCAATTATAATAACCTGATATTTATATACAAAAGACTATGGTAGTTATTGCTGAACCAGAAAGAACCAAACTGTATAACAGGATTTTAAATCAACTTGGAGCTCCATTAAGAGCTGTGGAATTAGAATTTGAAATGATGGATTCATTACTTGAATTATCCATCGGTGACTATACGCAATATCTTTATGACTGGTTAATTGAATCACAATGGACAACATTGTATGGTATGAATTTGGATACCCAATCAGTAGCAAATGCTTTAATTAGACGAAGTCTTGATTGGGAAACACAATACACTTACGCATATTCTAAAATTGTTGGTCTTCAAAACTCAGGTCCTTGGGTACTTAAAAAGGATTACTTTGAATTACAACAAAATGTACAAATATATGAAATACCTGCGGGTCGTGAAATTAACGAACTTTTATGGTATTCACCAGCCGAGCAAAACAATTTGTTATTTGACCCTTTTTCATTGGGTAGTCTTGGTGGTATAGGTGGATTTGGTGGTGTAGGTGGGTTTGCTCAAGCGGGTAACGGTGGAGGATATTTTATGTTATCATCTTATGATGTGTTAGCAAGACAACAAGACTTAAATCTTAAAAGAAGAATTATTCAACCCGATGTTAGTTATCGTGTAACAGCACTTCCCGATGGAAAAAGAGCGGTTATGTTGTATAACACACCTGGTGGTAGATTTGACTTTGGTGATAATGAATTAATGAGAGGCCGTGTTTGGTATTGGTATTATGACACAACTGATGCTGACAGAGACCAATGTCTTAAAGATAATCCCGATATCGTAAAATTACCATCAGACATTCCATTAGACGAATTAAGCTGGATTGATTTAAACGACCCTGCAAGACAATGGGTTAGAAGATGGTTCACCGCATACTGCAAAGAGACCTTGGCTCGTGTAAGGGGTAAATTCAGTGGTAATTTGAAGACACCTGATAGTGAATTAACAATGGATTATCAGTCTCTTCAAACCGAAGCTAAAGATGAAAAAGTTTCTTTAGTGACAGAACTCCAACTAAGATTAGAAAGATTACGTCCTGAAAAACAAATGGAAAAAGAAGGTTCTATTGCTGAAAATTTAAACAAGCAATTAAAATATAGAGCAATGCCAATACCAATAACTGTTGTATAATATGCCAATAATTAAATCAATACCCGCAATCAAAATCATTAATGGTGTTCAGATTAGAACTTCTGAATTAGCCATTGTTTCTGAACCACAATATACCACAAATGGAGAATATGCTATTGTTGTTCGTGGTGTTAGTAATTGTATTTTAAAATTAAATTCATTAACTACGGATAGAGTTAAAATAAAAGCAATGACAAACGTATTAATTTTGCCTGACATCAATTCAATTGATGAAGAGTGGGATGAAATCTCTATTGAAAAAGGTGCTTGTGTAGAATTTGTTTTTATTAACCAATCTTGGTATATCTTATCTTCAGATGGTTTGAAAATTTGGTAATCCCGTAATTTGATTTTCCCAACCTTCTTCTGCTTTTTCGTAGATATAAAAAGGTTCCAATCCACGTTTTTTCCAATAAGACATTTCCTGTTCAGAAATTGTTAACACATCGTTCAAATCATCTTGGTCACCTTCACCTAATGGATGTCCATTAATTAATTCACATTGTGCTGTTGTAAATATTCCACGTTTTTCGGGGTCAGTTACAATGAACGATTCACGAACTTCATCTTTAAACACAACCAATAATGGGTCAATACGTTTGTTAAAAGTCGCAATTGCTCTCGCCACATTATAGTTTCCTGTTAAATCAGGATTTGCTTCCAATTCCGCAGGGTCCAACAAATAACAATTCAAAACCAAACTATCCGCCTTCTTAACCACATCACCGTGAGATGCTCTTAACCCGTTATTTACATAAGTAATCACATCACCCAAGTTAACACTTAAGTTATGGTGAATTGCAAGTTCCATATGTGCTTGACGTGACATTAATGAACCCGCTTTTGTTTTTTGAGTACAACGGAATTTATAATCACTCAAAGAATGTTTAATTCTCGCTCTTTGGGCAATTTTTGCCAGAGGAACTTTCATATCATAAATCTTTTGTAGATATTCATAGTAATACTCAATAAAATCTTTACCCTGACCTTGAAGTAACATCTTAATTCCTTTGTCCAAAAACTCTTCAATATAACCTGGTAATTTCTTTGATTTAATAGTGTTACCAACCAATTTGATTTTACCCTTATCGGTCATCAAAGCGTAATTCTTACGAGCCAAGTTAATACAAGCCGGCCAAACACCATCATTATCCAAAGCCATCTCACCTCTCATGAATATGTCATTGTATTCGGCAATATCCGCAGCCGCACCAACGTATTCTTTACCTTCCACTACTTTCCAATTCAAACCACGACCAATGTATTTACGGTCACTAATATTAGATGGTGATGAAAAGTTCACACCATCCGTATCCATTACCAATGGTTCATAGCCACGTTTCATAAAGAAACCAATCATCTGACGCAAGTATTGTCTACCTGTACAAGTAATTTGTTCACCCATGTACATATCACCCCAATGGAATACTTGTGGTGCTGATAACGCACCAAACATTGAGTTAATAAAGATTTTAATCGGTAACTGTTTACGGTCATATGATTTTGACTTCTTAGGGTCACTCTTTTCAAACTCTTCAGCCAATTGTTTGTACATAATACGAGAATTTCTAAAGTAACCCAATAATCCTTTCATCGCACCTGTCACATCACAATCAGGAAACACATCATGTACTAACTGAATAGATGGATAAAGTGAACTAAAGTCCAATTTCAATACAGATGTAGAATAACCAACTTTAATCAAACGAGACAATCCACCAACAAAGTCAGTCTTATCTTGTTTAGCGGGAATAGCCAAGTTGTATTTATAAGACCAAGCCAACATAATCATCTTCCACAAAGTTGCCGTACCCATCGTACTTACACGCTCATAAGTTGTAGGAACCAACGAAGCCAAAAGGAACGAACCTTGGTTAAACTCGTCATCTACACGTAGGGTTTCATCTAAGTCATCATCAAGATACTGTTCTACAATTTTGTCACCAGTAGTCTTGATATATGTACCAGGAAAACGTGTATCAAGGTCATCAAATTGTGGATTATCGGCCTTTTTATACTTTCCGTTTTTAACATTAAACCAATAATCTTCTTTTTTGGCGTACATAGGACCGATTTCAGTGTGGTCAATGTATACACGGTCTTCATCTTGAATCTCCAAGTACTGAGTTATGTATTTCAAACCCGCAGACTTAATGTTTGAGTTAATCGCTTGGGCTCTACGAACTGAGTGTAAGATATCAATGATGTTATACCCCCACATTGAGGTCTGTGGGTATCTTTCTACCTCATTGGCAAGCTTCAACATTTGTTCTTTCTGAGATATGGTACGTTGGGGGTTAAGTGACTTGGCTATCTTCTTTATATCCAATCCAAGTGCCTTGGCTCTCTCAAAAATCCACAACCAGTCAAAGTTAAATGAGTTATATCCACCAATGATAGATGGTTTAAGTTCGTTAATTGTGTCAAAGAATTTAATTAAACCCAACTTTTCAGTTTCTTCTGTATCACATTCAATTACCTCGTGGAACCCTTTGTTTGTTTTCATTCCAATCATGAATATACGACCATCCTTTGGTTCAAGTGAGGTCGTTTCTAAGTCAAATACAAGTCGGGTTATGTCATTGTATTCTTCATATCCTTTGAATAGTCGTTTTTCTTTCTGAATAAGATATTGTTCAACGGGGGGTAACATAAGAAACTTATCTTTAGCCTTATCACCCCAAGGGTCAATACCACCATCACGGAAAAATTGAATTAATGAACGATATCCACCAAGGCATTTAACTATATAAGTTAAACCATTCTCTAATCTTTCATTATCGTGGGTTTCTAACTTGTCAATGACAATTTTATGTCTTGACATTGCATCCTTTTGTAAACCTTTTGAACCTTGATAAAAATTTAAACCCTTTAGGTCACCGACCCAAGCAAAAGGTATAAAATTATCTTTTATGATTTGTTTTCCCTTACCAGGAACTTCTTTAATTTTGTAGATTGCGTCTGTCACATAATCAAATTCTATGGACACAATGAATTGTTCGGGGTCGCCACCTTCCAAGAACTCTTTAATTTCTTCGTTTGATATCATTTCTATAAATTTTAACCGAGTGACCTATTATCTTCCGTAAAATACGGAGTTTGTCTTACTCATTGGTTAAAGTATAGGTATTGGATTTAACCTCGTCAACAACAAGGACTATCTATAATAAAACTTTCTTGAACATTGATATATAACTCATCTCTTAATGGTAGAATAAGATTTCCTTCAATTCCACCTAAAAGACCATTATTATATTTAATCAAAAATTGTCCAACATAACGACCAACACTATTTGTATCACGAGATGTGAATTTAAAATATACGTAATACTCAGGTAATGCATTTGAGTCGTCATTAACCACTTCTACAATATACGCAGGTTTTGAAACAATTTTTGGTATTCCTGTTGCTTCATCAATCATAGAAAAGAAAATTGACGCACTACCTAAAGAATCCATAAAAGATTGGTATTCACTTCTACCGTCTCTTACCACTTGCATTTTTAAAAGTGGTAATGTCGCGTTTTTCTTAATATTAAATTCCATTACATATAAATACTCATTAAGATTCTTTTCTTAATGAACCATCATAAAAATCAAACCTATCATGTTCAGTAGGTGTCATAAGTAAGAGTCCTGGATTGATTTCTCCCTTGATTGTTTCTTGGAAAATATAACTCATCCAAGTTTGTTCAAATGGATGTCCCCATGTTGTTTCTAAAAACATTTTCTTATTACCATGACGGGTCACAACTTGTGGCCAGTTACAATAATAAATCTCACCAGATACAAATGGAACACCATTGTGAGTCCTCACATGTTTAAATTTTGTTCTTGGAGCATTTGGGTCTTGACCATGAACAGGTAAATTGGGTTTTTCAGGCCAGTGTTCTAATCTAAAGTTTTGTGGGACATTGTACCACGACCATTGGATACCATTATCACCATAAAATTCGCTATAATTAAACTTTAAAAAATCAAAGTGATTGTTTTTTGTAATTTCTAAGGTGTTTTTGTATAAATTTGGAACATATCTATTAAATCCATTCCTACATACCTCACCTTTATTTGGGTAAAAGAACATATCATCTTCAAAAAAGAAATGAAAATCAAATCCATTTTCTTCAGCATGTTCTGAAATCCATTGTCTACCACCACAGATACCTAAATTGTCTTTCTTAATATGTTCAAAACCAAATTCATTACAAATTACCGAGTATTCCTCGGTAGTTGATAAATCAGATGAATTATCCAAAAGATATTTTTTTGGTTTATCTAAAAAATCTTTATCATATTGAATCATTGATTCAATTAATGTTTTAAATTGTTTTGGGCTATTAAATGTTATAACATATAATGCCGTGTTGTCTGTATTCAAATCATCATTAATTGGTGTAAATCCCTGTTTGTTGTTTTTCTCTAATGTTTCATTCTTTAAATCCTCAAAGAATTTCCCAAATAAACCATTTGATTCAATTTCAAAGTAGTCAATTAAATCGGCATGTTTATAACACATGATTGAAAATATTGACTCCTCAGTCCCCATAAGTCCACGAGACAACGTAGATGATAACAAATTGTAATAAATCCCGTTAATGTCCCCTATTGTGTGTTTTGGACCACCAAAGAACCCACCACGTGCAACCATTTCCACCTTTTCACCAACAATTCCATTAAGTTGATTAAAGTTAAATCCGTGTATTTCGTTTTCAGCTTGATATGGGAAACAAACAAATGAAAATTTGTTAATATGGTTAGGTAATTTCTCTAAGACTTTATCATGTGTAAAATAACCAGGGTGAACCGTGTTTGTTAAACCAGCATCAATCCAAAACATCATGTCTGAATTAAATGGGTCCATAATTCTGGCGTCATTTAACAAAAATACCTTTGACATAACCAAAGGATTATACATATCTAATCTTGCTTGTGTTGATTGTGATAACCAACCCGCCTGATTATACCATTCGGGGTTTGTTCTGATTGTTTGTATTTTGTCATAAAATTCATTTTTGAACCATTCTTGACTGCGAGATATAAACAATGTATTATCTTTGTTTCGTCTTTCAAAAACAAATGATTCTAAATCAGAATCACCAAAAATTATCATTGGATTATCAACTTTTAATAGTTGGTCAAATTTATCCAAATAATGTTGAAATGAACGTGACCAACCTTCTTCTAGTTCATCACGTTTAATATTCCAAAGTCCCGTTACTAATGTTATTTTACTCATTTTTATTTTTTATATTTTTAAAATATTTATTCCAATAATTGTAGGTTTTATAATCGTTTGGTGTACCCCAACAGATGTAATTTTCAACCTCAAAAACTTTAACTTTTAAACCATCTTTAATATTTTGATTTAAAACATCATCAACATAAAATTCACCATTTGTTCTTATGTTTTCATTATAATTTTTCTGTAATCCCTCCATAAAATATGTTCCCTTCCTGAAAAACATTGTACCAATTATTGCGTGAGTGATTAAAGGGTTTTCATAAATAAATTTTTTACAAGAAACATGTTTTATGTTATCATTCTCATCAACATCTAACCACGCATATGCGTTCGGATTAGTTTTACTGGCTTGATTATTTCTAAAAGTCCAAACTATTACATCAATAGATTCATCATTTAAAAGTTCTAAATATTTTTTTCTATCATAAAAAACACCATTATCACAAGCGGAAATTAAAATGGGGTTTTCTAAGTTTATATTTGTTTCTTCAATACCTATTTCACAAGTACATGCCTGACCTTCAGTGGTTTCATTAATTGATATAACCTCTGTATTTAAAAAATGATTTTTTAAAGTCTTATCAATACCAAAATCGTCAATATGGTCTTGTAAACAAATAAACACATTATTGTCTGACTCAGGTAAACAATCAACGGCTTGTAAAATCATGGGTAATCCATCAACATCTAAAAGTGGTTTTGGTAAATCATATCCTTCTTCAGTAAATCTTGAACCTTTACCAGCCATAGGAAGTATCAAGGTGGTGTTTGGCGGGTTTTTTATTTTTATTTGTGGGAGATTAATATTTGAGAAGTATTTTGACCAACCTTTATAATTCTCTAAATCATAAGGAGTTCCCCACTGTAACATGTTTTCAATCTCAAATATACCAACTTTAAGACCATCATTAACTAACAGGTTATAAAGTAAACTTACATAATATTCACCATTTATATTAATGTCTAAATCAATAAGTTTTTGAGAATATTCTTTTAATAAATTACCCGATTTAAAATAATACGTACCATTTGATGCGTATTCATTCATTTTGTTGTCAGTAAAAGGTTCTTTTTCTTTTATTTGAATAAGCTCCATATTACTTTCTTTACAGAAAGCATAATTGTCACTACCTAACATATGTGGGTGAAATCCTGTATAACAAGGAATTGCACCATCAAGATTTTTATCATTTACGTAATTAATAAAATTTTCAAAATCCCAATAAGTTCCATA